ACACACGAATTGTTTGTGAAATGTATCTTCTTATCTGTGCATCGTAAAAATGTTGCATTATAAATCTGCCTTGGGTTTGAGTACTTTGGTAATAGATTGACGTTGTAGTTCTCTATTGTTGTAGAATGTCACGTTCCAAACTCCTGCTATTGGAATAACTTGCTGTCCCACATCGTCCAAAACTTGGGACGGATTCACCGATCCAGCATTGCCGCCGTTTTCTCTTTGATTCTCACCGGGCGGATAACTTTGATAAGCAACGCCACCGTCCACCGTGTTGGTTGCAGTTGACAACGGCAAGTTGATTTGTATACATGATGTGATCACACCAACGTCATTGGTATATTGCCAACTGGTGTACAGTCCTGTATGTTCGCTTAGAGCATACTCCAACGTGGTTGTTTGATATTTCAAAACCACATACTTGCTGGTGGCAAATGTAAACGGCACATGAGTTTTGACCACTGTGGCATTCAATGACAACTTGACAGAATCGCTTGCTTGACTGAGGTCGTAAATGTATGTGTTGTTGTTGATAAAGCCAGTCTTCAATGTGTTTCTGTTGTCAGTATTGGTCAAGTCCATGCGCACTGCATCTTCCACTGCTATCCATGCGTTTTGTTTGCCTTCAAATCTATATAGTCTGTTAGGCAACATGTCCACACGCAAGAAGAAATCATTGGCTAGCGGATTAGACGGAAACTGAATTCCAAATCCAAAATCATAACCGTTCGCGGGATAACCGTCACCCAACAAATATCCAGTATAACCACTGCGTTTAGGAACAGCATTGGTGGTACCGGCATCTATTGTTGTACCAGAATTACTGGCCAAAATTTCTGTTTTGTCGGCGGTGCCCAATACTGGTTTGCCTGTGTTAGGATCCACTGCCAGTGTGTAATACTGACGAGTTTCGTAACCGCTCTTGGGTACATCTATCTCAGCTTGTTGTACCACAGCATCACTGATGGCCAATTCTTGATTGTGTGTGCTGAGTAAATCTCTAAGAGTTGTGTTGGCAACAGGATCTCCGTTGGCATCTTTGGCCTGCTGGTCAAATATCTGTGAAAACTGTTGACTGTCGGTGATCTTTTTAATTTTTAATCTGTACAAATGCGGAAACCAAGTTACACTAAATCCTTCGCTAGCACGTCCCACATCTTCAATTACATAATATCTAGGTAGAGCAAAGTCAAAATCATTCAAAGCAAAATCATCTCGCAAGTGCGGCAGTTCCAGCACATCACCACTTATGGGTTTTCGACCAATGTATTTGACAAAATCATTAATATGCACAGTCATGTACAAGGTATCATTGTCGATAAACAGGCCAAACTGGCTGAGATTAAAATCGATATTTTGCACATTGTACAGTCCTCGAATTCTGTAGATTTCCGTATCGTAAGTTCTGTCGCGATTTTCTAGGAATAATAGGTCCTGTATATTGGTAACTGCTGTAGCAGCATACGCGGGTGTGTCTGCTGCGGCATTGTCAGCAGTAGTGTTTGCACCTAGATACTTGTGCAGATACACATCGGTTCCGCCTGCTTGAAACATTTCAGAGGCTTGGCGGTCAATGAACTTGTAATCAAGCCCTTTTTCTGGTTTGTATAAACTTAATCTTGGCATAGTATCATATTTATCGATAGCTAAATATAGTAAGAGGATAAAAATATGGCAGATTCAGCACCATCCAGCACACAAAGCACCGCTACAGAAGAACGCAACAAGGTATTTGATTATTGTAGGAAAATGCTGGGCGACGGCATGGTGGAAGTCGAGTTAGATCCAGAACACTATGAAATGGGGTTAGATCGTGCGTTATCAAGATATCGTCAACGCAGTTCCAATGCTGTAGAAGAAAGCTACTTGTTTTTGGAATTGATACAGGACCAAAATGAATACAGATTGCCTGACGAAGTTATCACAGTTAGACAGGTATTCCGTAGAGCCATTGGATCACGTAGTGGTATAGGTGCAGGGGGAACACTGTTTGAACCCTTCAACTTGGCCTACACCAATACCTATTTGATGAGTGGCAGCATGATGGGCGGTTTGGCCACATATGATGCATTTGCTGGCTATCAGAAATTGGTAGGGCGCATGTTTGGTAGTTATATTGAATTCCTTTGGAAACCTACCACACATATTTTGAATATTCTACAGCGACCATTTGCACAGGGCGAACAGATTTTGGTGCAAAGTTACAACTTTAGACCTGACTGGGTATTGTTACAAGATTATCAAGCTCGTCATTGGTTGGAAACATACACTCTTGCCTTGTGCAAACAAATGTTGGGACAGGCACGCTCTAAATTTGGATCAATTGCAGGCCCAGGCAGTTCAATCACACTGAACGGCACAGCTCTACTATCAGAAGCCAAAGAAGAATTAGAAAAGTTGGACAAAGAACTAATGGATTTCACAGCTGGTGGCTCTGGATACTATTTTATAACTGGCTAAGGACATGTAAATGACAATAAAGTTCAGTCAGCTGGTTGAAACAACAAGCCCCAAGAATGCAGACTATGTTCCTGTAGTGGAAGTAAATGCTGGACCCAGTTACATCAGTAAAAGATCCACTGTGGTAAACTTGGCCTCTACCATACTGCAAGGCAATGCTGCCAGTGCTACAAAATTGGCCACTGCAAGAACCATCAACGGTGTGTCTTTTGATGGCACTACCAACATATCAATTGTAACAGCTATTGCAGCTGCTACTTCATCTGTTATCGGCGGTGTAATTATTCCTGTGGTAGCAACCAGTGGTATTACCAATTCCAGCGGAACTATTGGACTAGCAAAAGCAACTGCTTCAACAGGAACTGGTCAACTGGGTGGGGTCATTCCAGACGGCACAACTATTACAGTTAATGGAAGTGGTGTTATCACTGCTCCTTACACATATACTTTGCCCACTGCCAGCAATACAGTATTGGGAGGTGTCAAGGTTGATGCGTCCACAATCACAATCAATGGCAGTGGCGTTATCACTGCTCCTTACACCTACACACTGCCAGCGGCAACATCCACAGTGTTGGGCGGCGTCAAACCAGACGGCGTCACTATAACCAATACAGCAGGCGCAATTAGCGTACCCACTGCCACTAGTAGTGTGCTTGGTGTAGTCAAACCAGACGGCACTACTATAACAAACACATCAGGCGCAATCAGTGTGCCAACAGCTACCACAAGTGCCCTGGGCATTGTGAGAGCAGACAATTCAAGTATCACTATATCAAGCGGTGTGTTGACTGCTACCTATTCTTATAGTTTACCAGCCTCCACGTCAACTGTGCTGGGCGGAGTAATTGTACAAAGTTCCAACATCAGCGGTTTGGTCAACACTGGAGGCAGTGTTGTGTTGGCAAAAGCCAGTGCCAGTGACTTGGGCGGTGTTAAAATTGGTACTGGCGTCAGTATCGCCGCTGATGGTACTATCAGTACCACCGTTTATTCATTGCCCACTGCCACCACAAGTGTGTTGGGCGGCGTCAAAATTGATGGCTCCACAATCACTATCAATAGCGGCACTATCAGTTCAACTATCAGTGCAGCAACAACCAGCTCACTGGGCGGTGTAATTGTGCCTGCTGTGTCCACCAGCGGCATTACCAATTCATCGGGTACCATTGGCCTAGCAACAGCAACAGCAACGCAACTGGGGGGAGTGACTATCAACGACCCAACCATTGCTATCAACGGCAGTAACATCAGTGTGCCAATGCTCACTGCTGCAAAAATTGCCATTGGATTGGAAGCTGGAAAAACTAGTCAAGGCACCAACTCTGTGGCTATTGGTGCTTATGCTGGCCAGACCAGTCAAGCGACCAACACTATTATTTTAAATGCCAGCGGTAGTGCAGTCAACGGTGTTTCAGCACAGGCTAGTAGTTTTTATGTTAACCCAATCAGAAGCACTGCTCCGCAAGCTGGTTTTGTTTATTATAATAGTAACACTTACGAAGTTGTATATTCAACTAGCTTAGGGTATCCAACTGGCTCTAGCTCTGGCGGAACAGTTACTCAAAGTGGTAGTAGAACAGCTGGTGTAACTTTGAACAAATCAACCGGCCAGATCACTCTAGTTAACGTGGCAGCATCTGGAACTGCTATAACATTCACTGTTACAAATTCCACAGTGGCTGCGGTGGATACAATTATTGTAAATTGTAGCAGTTCCAACGCTGGTAATGTATATTTGACATTTGTCTCAGCAGTAGCCGCCGGTACTTTCAATATCACATTCTATACAACGGGCGGTGTTGCTATTGATAGTCCAGTCTTTAATTTCACCGTAATCAAAGGTTCGAACAACTAATTTCTTGACCTTGTAACAAAACTGTTATATACTAGAGCTACTTTCAGGAGGCTCTATGATTATTGGTGTGTGCGGTTTTATTGGTTCTGGCAAAGACACAGTT